ACAATAGAGAGCATCTTATTATTGAGTTGGGTGATGTTCTCTGGTATGTTGCACAAGCTTGTATGGCTCTTGAAGTACCATTCGATGACGTAGTTGCAGGTAATGTAGAGAAGTTAAAGAAGAGATATCCTGGTGGAGAGTTTAATGTATATCATTCAGAAAATCGTGCTGCAGGTGACAGATGAATTACTACGCATTACTAAGTGTTTCAAACAAAGACGGTATAGTTGATTTTGCAGAAGGACTAGTCCGTGCTGGATATCAAATCATATCTAGTGGTGGAACTCATGCTGTTCTTCAGGCAGAAGGAATACCTGTAATGAAGGTATCTGACTATACTGGTTCTCCAGAGATTATGAACGGAAGAGTAAAGACATTACATCCAAAGATTCATGGTGGTATTCTTTCTCAACGTGGTAATCCTAGTCATGAATTAGATCGTAAAGCAAATGATATTGGATTGATTGATATTGTTGCAGTAAACCTATATCCATTTAAAGAGACAGTTGCTAAACCAGATGTAACTTTTGAAGAAGCAATAGAGAATATTGACATTGGTGGTCCTAGTATGGTAAGATCAGCAGCAAAGAATCATAAGGATGTTGCTGTATTAACTAATCCTAATCAGTATGGTATTTTTCTTGATGCACTGAGTGGTAATATATCTTCTGTTACTGTAGATCAATTAAGATCTCAATTTGCAGTAGAAGCATTCAGACATACTGCTGAATATGATACTGCTATTACTGCTTGGATGGAGGATCGAGTACTATGACTGTTAAAGTAATTAAAATGTGGACTGGCGAAGATGTTATCGCTGATCTTATAACTGGAGATGATTCTGTTGTTGAACTAAAGAATCCTATCGTTGCTATTCCTGCACAACAAGGACAAATTGGATTTGCTCCTTGGTCTCCACTTGTTGATAAGAACGTAACACTTAAAGTAACTAGAAAATATGTTGTTTATATTGAGGATCCCCAAGATGATCTAATACAACAATATAACCAAATGTATGGAAATATTGCAACACCACCTAAGAAATTGATACTATAGTATAATATATAACATAGAATCAAATGTTACAATGAGAGATCAACTAATCAAAGCACTATTAGCACATGCACAAGGAGACATCCAGAAACATGTTGCTAATGTAGAAGTATATCTTACAAATCCTGCTGGTATTGGTGAACACTCTAATATAGTGGAAGCAATTGAAGAAGAACTTAATATGATTGCCAAGTATCAAGATCAGATAGACGTAATAAATAAATACTTCAAAAAGTAACGATTTAATATGGCATTTGTTTTACCTAGAGAACCTTCTACACAGGAGTCTCTACAATGTTTGGCTTGTGCTGCAGAACAAGAACTTAATGATTTTCATGGTGATGATCTTGTTCAGTTAATGAGAGGTACTCATGATAAGCAAGCACAAATAGAATCATATACTGGTATTGATTGGAATGTAATGCGTAGAAGATTTGAGGATTGGTCTACTGATAGTGATGTGAGAGTTCTAGGATTGTGGATACAATCTTCAGTTACTATTGCTAGATCCTTAGCAAAATCTAAGTATTTGGAAGGTAAATATAAATTTTATAGACAAGATCAATTCCCAGAAACTGGTGCTGCAAGTGGTAATGGATTTAAGAGTAATTTTGATATAATTAAAAACAGAATAAAGGCTGCAATAAAAAAGGATCCTAAGTTTGGTAAGGGGGTTGCAGGTAAAGTACTTGGTAAGTTAACATTAAATTCTGATAAGTGGAATCCTGCTGATATTGTTGCTGTACAAACTGCCCACAAGAATAAGTGGACAAGAGAGATCAATTCTTTTGCTTCAAATACTAGACCTAATAGAGGTGTAGCAATGAAGAATGATCTTATAGATTATGTTCAAAAATTGGAAAAACAAGATCCCAAAAATTTTAAAAAATTAGAGATAGTTCCTGCTATGGGAGATCTTTATGATTATAATAAATTAATTTTTGAAGGAATAGATTCAAATCAATTTGTTCCAATTTCTTTAAAACAATCGGAAGTAGATAATCCTGATGCAAAATTAATTTCGATGAGGGAACCAAAAGATTTGGAAAAATATTTTAATATGACTGTTGATCTTGGTAAGGTTCAAT